TGTATTTTCATATTTTCTAGCGTTATTTAAAAGTCTAACTGTTGCATAACCTGTTGAAAAACTATCTAAATCCCTTGATCTACCTCGGTTGACACTTACACTTTGCACGTCTGTTGTTACATCTGTTAAGGTAACTGCACCACCTAGTTGACCTGTATCTAAAATACCACGTACTAGATCGTCTAAAGTAAATTCGTTTGCAGTAAACCCAATGCGTACACGTACTGTTGGTTTAGCCATTAGTTAAGATTTATTGTACGACTTAGATTGCCGTTTGTTTTTTCATATCTTTTTAATGCTTCAACTACTTTATTTGCTGCGTCTTGTGTGTTTCCAACGTCGCCATTAAAATTTATTGTTGTTTCGCCAAATCTACCTGCACCACCCATTGCACTTGCTGTTGCTGCACCTCTTGCACTTTGTGCAACTGTTCCAACAGCTCTTGAATTAAAACCTGCTAATGGATCAATAAATTTTGATGTTGAAACGGGTGTTTTATTTCCGGGTGTATCTATACCCATATCTCCTAAAGCGTCCCCTACGTTTTCTGCTGTTGTAAAAGTTAAATTAGCTATCTTGTTTAAAGCTGCTGTAAGTTGACCATCTCCTAATGCTAATAATGCACTATTGTAACGTTCTTGTGCTTGTGCCATTGCAAGTAAAACATCAATATTATTTTTACTTACTTTATTTAATGCTTCTTGTTTTGCCTTGACTGTATCGATTAATTGTATTTCGCGTAAACGTAATTTTTCTTTTTTCTCTTGTAATTCATTTATTTTTTCTTGAACTCTAATTGCTTCTTCTTGTGCTTGTAATAATGCACGTTCAGCTTCTTCAACTGCATAATTACTACCAGTTGCTTCATTGTTTAGTTCAGTTAAACGTTCTCTGGCTAAAGAAAGTTCCAACATTTTTATTTCTGAACCGTCTTGTGCGTCTACTAGACTATTTACTGCTTCTTCTTGTCTAAGTATTCCTAAACGTTCTTGATCTGTTATTTTTGCAGCTTCTTTTTTAACATTTATTAAATTTAATTCGGAAAGTTTAATATTTTGATTTGCTTTTTCTAAATCTTTATTACTATTTTCAATACTTTCATCAACATCAACTAAATCTTGTCCTGCTTCAATCAAATCTGTTTTTGCTTTAGTTAAATTTTTAGTAGCGTTTTCTTCTCTTTCTTGAATAGAAATTAATCTATTTCTTGCACTTACTAACGCTGATAAGTTAGGCAATAAACTGTTTTGTATTTCTTCTGCTTGGTTTCGCATTGCTTCTGCGTTAGCTTGATTAGAAAGAATTAAATTGCCAATCATATCATCTTCGTTTTGTAATTCTGGTTGTAAATCGATACTAGCTTTTAATCTGTCTTTATGTATCGCTAAGTAAAAAGCGTCCATTGCTAAAGACCTAGCCATTTGTAGTTCTAATGCTTTTTGTTGTTTTGCTTCTTCAAAAATAGCTTCACTTAACTTAACTGACAAACCAGAGATGTTTCTGTTTGCACTTGCTAAGTCATTTGTTTTTTGTGTAACTCTTACTACTGCACCTGCTACGTCGTCAAAAATTTCTACTGTATCCTCAGCAATTGTTACTATTATGTCTAAAGCACCACCTAATAATGCAAAGGCTTTTTCTAGTAAAGGCAACAGAACTGGTGCAAGTATGTTAAATAAATCTACTAATCGTTGTATAACTGGTGCTATTTCTTTCATTACCGGGGTAAGTCCCTCTCCTAATGAAGTAATTAAGTCACTAAATACTGGCATAAGTTCTGTTGCTATTGGTAACAACTCATTACCCATTTGTACTTGTAATTCTTTTAATTCTGCTTGTACTCGCCTACTTGCGTTAGCAAAACCGTCTTGCGTTCTATTTAAGTCGCCTTGTTGAACTGCTGTTTTTTGTAATAATAATTCATAGGTCGCCAATGCTTTTTCTTGTTTTGTAAGTTCTGCTGCTGATGTTTTACCAGTCATTGCAAATGCTTGTGTTTTTACATCTGCTTCAAGGATCGCAATACCATAAGTTTTAAGTGATTCTCTTTCTCCTAGAAGTGCCTTTGAAAATGCTTCCATAACTGGCTTGGCGCCGCCCTGGACATTTGAAAATGAGGCAACGTCCCCGGCAAGGGTAGCCATTTTTGTTGATAATTCTGCTGACGCTGCTGCTGTGAAATCAATACCTTGTAAGACTGCACCAGAAGTTGCTAATAATTGTTTTAATTCAAACGACGCTAATCCTGCTTTATTAGCAAATTCTTCTACAAACTCGCCTGTTTTTTTTGCAGCCCCTCCAAATGTTGTTTCAAATGCTGCACCTGCTTCTTCTGCGTCGGAAGCTACGCCCAATGCTTGAACTCCCATTGCAATAGCAGCTGCACCGACTACGGCGAAACCTTGAGCAGCTGAAATACCTATTCTACCTGCACTTCTAGCCAACTTACCTAATGCACTATCTGATTTTTTTGTTGCGTTTACTAAACTTTTAGCGTCGCCAATAAAGGCATACCGTAATTGTTTTGCTTTTGCCATATTATGCGACCTTTTTTATCTTGCCTATTACTCTTGTACTACCTGTTGAAAATCTTATTGGTATATTTACAACTTTGTTCATTTCCATTTGCTTTTCTATTGCGTCAAATACACGATCTAAATATTGTTCAGCGATTTGTGGTAAAGCGTTTTGTATTGTCTTACCGACTACATAACCACCTTTTTTAGAATCAAACGCTTCATCTCCAATAAAAGTTCTATACATTCGCCCTGCACCCGGTTTTGAGTTCGGGAATCTACCTATTTGGCTTTGTCTTATAAATCTATTATTTTTTTGTCTGCTTCTTGAAGTTTTAACTGGTATGTTTTGCCATTTACGACCAAACTCTAATGCAAGTATTGCATTGTTCCTATGACCTTGTAATTCAATAGACGCTTGGTTTTGTCTTGCACGTGCTTTGATACCTCGTACAGCTAAATCACGTCTATGTACTGGACGACCTGCAACGGTCTGCCGTTTACCTAATTTAATAGCTTTATTACTGACTTCTTTAGCAATGCCAATGTTTACACGCCTAATAGCTTTGTTTATCTCTTTATCTAAATTTTTAAATTGGCGAAGAAAGTCATTAAGTCCTGAAACTCCTAATGAGCCTTTTTGATTTAATGTTCTTGCTTTTACTAATGCCATTATTTCCTATTTTCTATTTCAACTACTAAAGCATTAATTATTCCAATATCGCTATTGAGCAATTCGTTGGGACTAATGCCGGTTGCTAGACTTAGTTGTGCAATAGAAGTTAGGATTGAACTTTTGGGGTATCACTAGAAAATTCCTTTATGTTTTTAACCTCGGCTAAAAATCCATCGAAGTCTTTAGTTTCCCCTTTTCGTTTAGCGCCTAGCCAAGCCAAATAAGCAGCGTGTTCGTATTTTGCTTCTTTGGGATCAGCTAAAGCGCTAAATCCAACGTCAAATTGTCTTTCAAACTGAACTAAATCTATTGGTCTAATATCAGCTTCTATTTTTTTTCCGTCTTGGTACTCTATTTCGTAACCACCATTCATAGTGTGTACTCCTTTTAACTAGCTTGTCGCTCTAGTAATTGTACCACTTGTTGGAAAAGTTACAGACATAGTTGCTAATTCTCCGACACCGTTCGCTAGTGGTGCGTGTGAACTTACAAGTACTGAACCCGTATATGCTGGATTTGTTGTACTTGTTGAACCTGCGTCTGCTTTTACAATAAATGCAGTTGTAGTTCCCAATAATGGAAACAACGTTACATCTACTTCTGAAGCTGCAAAATCTTGTTGGAACTCAATGTTCAAAGAACCGTCTTTTAATCCACCTGTTCTTGAAACAAAGGTATCGCCCATAGATGTTGTAACTATTTCGTCTGCTGTGATATCTAATGTTACGCTTTGCACGTGATCTGATAAGTTCACGCTGTTTAGCGTCACACTAGCGTTATCTAATACAAATGTTGCCATTTAAACTCCTTTCAAACTTAATTGTATAAGTTATTAAAGAAGTATGGTTGTGTGTGTTATTCTATGCCGATTGTTGCGTGAATACTAAAAGCCGGATTAGTTCCAGATACTGTATAATTTAGTCGCCAATATTGGTCGGTTACTGCACCTGCAACAGATTTAATTTCTGATCCAATTGCTGTTAAAGCTGTAAAAGTTGCACGATCTGTTGGACTTGAAAAACCACTATTGTCATCAGATTGTAATTTAAAAGTAATTGTTGGTGTTGATGTACCACTTACGCCATAACAATGAACAGCAGCATAACAACTATCCCCGGAAGCAACTGCGCCTAATTGATAAGCTGCACTATTTCCAGAAGCTGTAAGTCCTGTGTCTAAAGCAATTGTTCCTCTTACAACAATATCTGATGAAATTGATTTACTAATACTAAATGGTGTT